TGGCATTCCCATTTTGTCGCTACCTAGGTACAGGCCCGCTACGGCTGGATTGCCGACGGTGGAGGCGGGGATTACCTTGGAGACTAGCACACCGGTGGCATCAAGACCGGTCAACTGCGTGGCCTGCGCGGCAGTTGCGCCCACGGTGGCATTGGCTTCGATGCCGTCGAGTTTGGCATCAGCCGCCGAGTCAATGTCAGCCAGCGAAGTAGGAATGCCATCAAGACTCGCGTAGCCCTCAGACCCAGCCGCAATAAAAATTTTGCCGTGAACTTCTAGCGTGCCTGCTGAATCGTCCCATTGTACCCACCCCGAACGGCTGGCATCCCCGATCAATACATCGCTTTCATACAGGTTAACACCGCCCCACGTTTTGAACGCGTTCGGGTCTTCCTCGTCACCGGCATAGGCGCCCAGCACCTTGGTGCCACTGGCGTTGACCATCCATAGACCCTCGGTGTCCGCCCATAGCCGATTGCGCCCCGCCCGCCAATGCCAGGTGGAAGTCTCAGCGAACACCGGCGCATTGCTTTCATAGACGGCGCGCACCTCATCCGGGTTAATGGCCCGATTCAAAAAGAACAATTCATCAAGCAGAATGTTGGAGTGAAACAGCCCGCCATATTGCCCGACCTCGATTATCCCCCCCGATGGCGCATAGATCGTAGTACCGCCTACTGTGTCGCCGGCGACTTCCTCCCCGTCAACGTAGAGTGCAGCGTACCCTGTCCCACTGTCGTAACTGGCGACAATGTGATAATCGACTTCCGGCTGAAAAGCAAATGTTGACAGTAATGTCCCGTAGCTAGCACCGCTTTCGTCGTAGATGGCCACCGCTATCGTGTCGGTGCCGGTGGCAACTACGTAGGCAGTGCGCAGCAACGTGTCGCTGACCGAGGTGCCGTCTACCTGTAGACTAATGTCATAGGTGCCGGCGCTGTTGAACTGGTACGACGGATTGGTACTGGTGCTGAACTCCACCCACGTGCCGTTATTGCGCCGATGGCGCCACGTCCGGCTGACAATGGTGCCGCTGCTGGCATCGGTGAACGCCACGGTAAGCGGTGCCGCACCTGTCAGTGGCGTACCAGTAAAGCCAGCCGTCACGCCACCGGTAGCAGTGACATAGGCTAGCCTGTCCAGTGTATCGGTGCCGTCCGTTCCTTCAACCACCAGTCGGATATCGTAACTGCCGCCGAGCGTAAAGCCGTAGACCGGATTGGTAGACGTGGAAAATTGAACCCACCCCGCGCCGTTGCGGTTGTAGTACCAGGTGCGTGTGGTGATGCCGCTGGTGGACGTGGAAGCGTCGGTGAACGTAACATTCAGCGTGATTGCACCCGTTAGCGGTGTGCCGGTAAAGCCAGCCGTAATGGCGCCACTGACCACGATGTAATCGGTGCGGGTCAGCGTGTGCGTGCTTGCGCCGTTGACGACGGTCAGCCGGATGGAGTATGTACCAACAGACGAAAAGACTTCGGTCGGATTGACGCCGGTGTCAAAGCTTGTCCATGAGCCACCGTCGAGGCTGTATTCCCAATCCTGCGACGTTGGCGATCCGGTTGACGTATTCGTGAAGACAACCGTTAGCGGCGTTGTGCCACTGACCGGCGTGGCGGTAAAGCTGGCCGTTACCGCGCCAGCCGTCTCTAACACTACATCGTCAATGTAAAACGTGGCCGCCCCGTCAGGACTGCGAAAGCGAAAACGAGCGCCCGTCAGGGTGGCGGTTGCGGTAAATGTGGTTGTGTAACTGGCGTTGCTGGTCGTCTGTGCAAAATTTGTGTCCAGCCCGATAGACGCGCTGCTGCTGTTCACCAGTTGCGCGCGCAGCCTTTTTCCGGCGACGGCAGAGCGCGACGTGAACGTGATCCGATACTCGGTGCCGCTCACTATGTCAATGCCGGCGTTTTCCTGGTAAAACTGCGTGCCGGTTGTCGTCGGCGCGTAGACCGCTTCGCCACTGGCAAAGCTGATAATGCCCGATGGTGAGGATGACCAACTGGACAGGTCGCTAGCAAAATCGCCGTTCGTTAAAAGATTAGCCATCTGTTATACTTCAATCGTCCAATACATACTAGAAAGGCTTGTGCCATGAGAAACATACAGATAATTATCCGGCGAATAGAGTTTGAGTACGCCCCGACCCTTGCCTCTTACCATGATGTTGTAGGTGCAACCGTTTATGTGCTGGTAAAAAAACGTGATGGGAGGTCGATATCAATGGAATTCCCCCTACTCGATTATGCGACTCTCTACGCTCAGATAGAATCACTTGCCGAATCCGAATGGGACAAATGGCTCGAAGCTGCTAAATCTGGGCGGCAAACCGAAAGCGCACATCCACCTACACCCTTTGTTGGTTAGAGAAATTCAATCGAAATCGCCGGATGAGCCACGATATACCCCGCTTTTAGCCCGCTGCGCCGTACCCAACAGCCGGCTGTAATCGCAGACGGGCTTAGCGTGGTAGAGGCATCATAGGTCAACGTCGCCGCCTCACGCACCGACGAACTGCTATGCGCTACACCTGTCCACGCATGGCCAGCGCCGCCGGGGATTGGTTCCAGGCTGCCATCGCAGTAGGGTGAGGCGTAAGGTTTCCGCTCTGCCTGCGCGCCGTCAAAGAAGAGTGTAGCGCCGGCGGTGTCTACCTCAATGATGAAGCGCACACTTTTTGCGCCGCCTGTCGTGTTGGTCCACGAAGCCGTAAGGCGTTTCCAGGTAGCTACATCACTTGTATCTGTGTCGCTGGCGCGTGACGTGCCCGCTGTTAAATCGTACAAATACAGCGTCGCACTGCCAGCCCCTAGGAAATAGATCGAGAATGTAATACTTTCGCCATCCTCTACCAAGCCGATGTTGTTGTACCATGCGTAATCGGCGGCGGTGGCCGAGAGCGCCAGTGAATAGATGCCATAGCGCGAAATCAGCGCCGAACGTGTTGCCGTCCCGGTCCCGTAGTCGCCAGCCCACCCATTTTCATTTAGTTCAAATGACGGATTAGAAAGGATGTTTGTCGTTTCCTCGGCAAGTTGGATCGCCTTGCCGAATTTTCCAGGTCGGTAGACCACGCCGCCGGTCTCCGTGCCAACCTGCCCCATGTGGCCCATCGGGTTGCCGGTGTAGTTCGTCTCATACGGCTCCGCGCCGTCGTAGTGGCAAATCATCATGGCGCCCGGCAACTGTATGGCGTGCTTACCGACGATGTAGCCGCGTACCAGCAGATTGTCGTCAATGTCTACCCCGAACTGCTCGTCAAGATTCCATGAGCCGCTGGGGTTGACAACCACATGCGCGTGGTCGTAATCGTGCGTGTGGTGCAAGACACGAAAGGCGGTGCCGGCCCCGTAGATGCTCTGCCGGCTCGTCATCTCGTTGGTAGTCACGCTCAAGATGTCAGCCGCACCACTGGAAGGCAACCGAAAGCCGGCGGTCTCGCTCACGTAGTTGGATGACACCAAATTGACAGAGGTGTTCAGGATGACATCAAAGCCCGCCGGCGAAAGCGTCAGATCGCCGGTGCTGTCAATGAGCGGCGTGGTGACTTTGGCGGTGGCGGTAAACTGTGCGCCGGTTGTAATGCCGGTTGCCGGCGTAAGCGATAGATCGCCAGACGCTGTATCAATGAGTGGTGAGCGTAGTTTGGTGGATGCCGTGAATTGTGCGCCGGTCGTGATGCCGCTCGCGGGTGTAAGCGCTAGGTCACCGGAGACGGTATCAATCAACGGCGTACGCACATTGGTCGTGGCCGTAAATTGTGGCAGTGTCAGCAGCCCTGCCGCTGATGATTTCAGCAACGACGCAGCCGCCCCCGGTGCGTCGCTCGCCGTGATGGCGTGCGTATGGCTGCCGGTTGCCACGTTGGTACTGTCATGCGCTAACGTCCCCGGCGCTGTCAATGCCAAGGTAAGCGTGGAGTTCGATCCGGCATCCGTCAAGGCGAAAGCGCTAGACACCGCTAGCGTGCGCTCATTCGTCAACGCCGTGTCAGCCGCTACTGTGAGATAGGGCGCGCCATAAAGCGATGTTAGGTCAACCGTCGTGCCGCCGGTTGTCGTGCTGCCACCACCGCCGCCACCACTGGAAACGACCACACTGCCGCCGGTCTTGGCTGCATACTGCGCCGCAGCAGGCCGTCCAACGTTGACAACCTGCGTCACGCCGCCGATGGTGCCGTCAAAGATTTGGCCACTGATGAACAGCTTGCCTGTCCCCACAGCACCGGCAGTTGGTGACGCTACCGCCGGCTCGAAATCGGTGGCCAGCTTCGCTTTGATGCGTTTAATGTTGCGCTTGAAATTCGCTGATGGCATCAGAAATTACTCTCGTGTCCATACTGGACGAGCCTAAAGGTTGACGACCAACTACCATTCGATAGCTTATGTTCTGCTGACATCACGACATGCAGCCTGTCCATCGCCTGCATGTCGTCGGCAAATTGCCACACGACCTGATGTGCCGCGCCGGGTCGAAGCGTGCTCACTTCGTCCGCGGCCGTGATCATTGCTTCAAACGGATAGATGCGCATATAGTACAGGCGTCGCGCGGCGTTGGTGGCCGCCCCGCTGCTAGCGTAAAGTGTTTCCGGCTTCTCCAGCTTCGTGCCGCGTTCTGGTGATTCCGGCCAGTAGATTTTTCCGCTAGTTGTGCCGTCCGGCGTTTTCCACGGCAGAATCACTTGCGACACAGGATTGACTTTACGAAATGCCTGCTGCACACTCACGGCGCTGCTACGGCTCCAGGTTGTTGTTACTGTTGGCGTCCCGGTCCAAAAATTGTCAACAGCAATCGTAAATTTGCTGTCCGGTTCAACCGTCACACGGCAGCCGGAATACTCAGCCAGATCCGCCACCACCGTCCACGCGTTGTCATCGGCGGTCACTGCCTCCGCAATAGCCGGCGTACCGGTGTGGCTGATGGCGCCCGGCCAAATGCCTGCATTCTCCAACACTTGTTGGATTAGATTACCGGCGCTCGTGTCGGCGGCCAACCACAAATCAGGGTCGTGCAATGACGAGTCAACCACGGCGTTGATCTCATTGATACGCACGCGGGCGGGGTCGGTGGTCATGCTGAAAACCTCATACAGCAGATGGCGCACGCGGGCGTTGATACCGTAGGCAGTATGTGACGAGTCGGTATTGATCGTGAGCGTGACAACGCCCGCCCAATCCGTCGTATAATCATCCTGGTCAGGCGTGCGTACATTCTCCACAATGTTGGATCGCCACAGGGTGAAGTGCTTCGGGTAAATGGTGCCGCCGGCCCGTTGCCAGCCGATATTGTCAATTAGAAAAGCGTCGGTTGGCACGCTGCCATCCATGATAAACACTTCATCGCCGGCATTGTGGATCGCCGCCGTCGTGCCACCCGCGCCGCGCGCGCCACTTGATGCCAGCGTGACATATTCAGGCGTCTTGCTGACATAACCGATTTGCTCGTCACCGATGAACAGCGTACCGGACGATGGTAGCCCATCCGTGCTATATTTTTCGTCAGCGCCATTGATGTACAGCAGCCCGCTGTTACCTGGCACGCTGGCTGTTATATCTTGCGCCAACGTAAGGCCCATGCCTGGCAATGTCACCATCACCCACATTGGGTCGTCATTGTCAATGTTGTAACCGGCATGACATACCATTGACGTGTTCCAGTAAGCTGAGGCGTCGCCGGTGCTATGCGTCCAGATGTAGCGCATCGTTTGACCGGTCGTCGGTGCGGTGACGGTGGTTCCAACCCACGGATTTGACGGCGCGTCCTCATGCACGACGGTGCCGTTGCCATCACCCCAACGCACGCGCGATAGCCACAAGTTTGCCTCACCAACGCGCAACCAGAACTCGCCGCCATCGGTTTGAATGTGGGTGAAAAAGGCGCGATTCTCATAGATGGCGGCACTTTGTGCTAACGGATTTAACCGGCTGAACACCTCTTCATCTTCCACCAGGAAAATAGAGCCACCCTCGGCCACTTCGCCTGGCCCATTGAAAATCCAAACCTCAACAGCGCCCCCGTTGGCGCTGTTCAGCGCATAGCCGATGGCGTTCATACTGTAGCGCACCCGCAACTCGATAAAACGCGCGCCAGAACCGGCGGCCGGTGGCGGGTTGATGTAGATGTGCGCAAAGGCCAGATTGCCGTCATTCTCCGGATCGCCGTTTGGCGCCGGACTCCAGATGTCGGTGCCGGTAAAATGTTCGCTAATAAATAGCGTGCTCAGGTCGTCGTCAATGGTGGATGCCGCTGATAGGTCCGGTGATGCCTGTGTAAAGTCGCCCGAAGCGCGTTCGTTATAGGGCAGCACCAACTCTGTCACCGATGACGCGCTGCCGGCATCGGCCAGGTCGGCCTCGCCCACGCGCACGCCACGCGCTTCCACCTCGCCAACAAGTTGCGCAGAACTGACAATGTTCAGATTCCACTCTGCGTTATTTTCGTAAGCATCACTCATGGTCGGATTGTCCACGAAGCCCACGAGCGCGATTGTGTAGCTCCCCCCATCACTGCTGGCCGTGACAATGACAATGTGTCCGTTGCGCAAAACGTGTTGAGGAGCGCGTACACCGCTGATCGTGGCGCGCCAAATGATAGTGGCCACATTCTCATCCGCCTCTTCGGTGATGGATAACTGCCCGTCGTTGGTCGTCACCGGATAGAACTGATAGACCCCTGCGCCGTTGCTGTGAACGCCGTTATGCTCCCGGTCGGTGCTCGACTCGCGTGTCACGGTTAGCGTGGTGCCGGTGCGTGCGGTAAAGCGCTCATACTCCCACGCCTCCCCACTGCCGTTTGGCCCAGCCCACACGCCGCCCACCGTGCCAAAGCCCGTAGCGCTACCGATGACCAGCGTAGACGCGCCGCTTACCTGGCCGGTTGTGCCGGCAGACGTGTATAGGTCGCCACTGAACGCGGCGCCATAGTCATGCACCGACCAGTCATAATGCAGATGGTAAGGCCCGATATAGACGCGGAAATTAACATCAGACAGAACGGTTGCACTCATCTGATTCGCTTAATCTCCCAGGTGACGCCCTCAACATAGCCGCCCTTGGCCGCATCCCACGTTGGCTCGTAGGCTACCGCGTTGGTGTAGGTGGTCAGCACGCCAAGCTCATTGTAAAGCTGTGCCGATGTGTATTTGACACTGGCCGCGCTACCTAACAACGTGCTGCGTATCCACGTAAAATCCGCCAATGACATCTGTGGAAACGTCCAGGTAAGCGTATAGTAGCCAGCGACGACCGCTTCCCCGTCACCGTTGACGCGCAGGCGCTCGCGTCCAAACTTATACTGGCCGCCGCCTAATTCGATAGATGTTGGAATCGTTGTGCCGCCTAGATGCATTATTCCCGCTCCAACGTTGCGCCGTCTTGCAAGTGTTTTGCCAGCAACTGGCCAAGGATGAACATTTGCGCTTCAAATTCTTCGCTATGAAAAACCGTTATAAATCCGCTCACGGCTGCTCGATTTCTGTGGCAATATCCGCCACAACTTTCTCCGCAATGGCGTTGGTCAGCGCGCCGCCGTTGACCTTGGCCAGAATGCCGATCTCCAAATAGCTGTACATTAGTTCGCCAATGGCCAGCAGTTGCGCCTTGAACGCCTCGCTGTTGAATGCGGTCACGAAGCCGGACTGAACGTAGCCGGCCATTGTGCCGCCGCGCTGCTGTAGGTCCGTGCCGATGGTGCGGATCTCCGTGGTCAATTTTTCCATGAAACTGGTCGCAAGGCCGGTATAAGCGTAGCCCTTGAAGCCGCTTTCCACGGACCCCGCCGGTAGGAATCCAACCGCGTAGAACATGTTCTGTATTGCGGAAAATTGCGACGACAACGAGGTAAGCACCGCATCAGCCAATGGCGTCGCCGCCTGTTCGCCGCCCGCTGCCGCGCCGCCCGCACTGCCCTTCAGCGCAGACGCCATACCATCCATCAGCGCCTGGCCTGGCATCATGCCGGTGGCAAAAAAAGTGCCTTGCATGGTCTGCAACTGGCCAGTCACATTTGTCAGCAGGTTGGTGGCGATGGTGGTTACCTGTTGGCCTTCGGCGTCATTCGTCGCCTGAAAGTGCGCAATAATGCCGGCCATGATAATTTGCGCCACCGTCGCACCCTCGCGCTTGATGGCGTCAGATTCGCCACGGATCTGCGTGTTGAGGTTGCTGATTAGTGGCGTGATTGCGCCCTTTTGCTGCCCGTCCGTTTCCGCCTGTGTTTCTAACTCAAGCCCCACGGTGACCGTCGGCTTGACCAGTGTTGAAACCATTTCCTTAAACAGTGTGATTTCTTCCACAGTCACCGCTAGTGACGGCGTGATGCCCGGTTGCGGAATAGTGTCTTGTAGATAAACTGTGAACTCGCTTGCCTCCGTTGCGCCATAAGATAGATGAGGCGTAATCGACGGTTTGACAAGCGTGGTCACCGTCTCACGAAACAGCGTAATCTCTTCGATTGTCAGCGCCAATTGCACGGCAACGGACGGCGTAAGCTTTTCAATTTCCGTTTGCATGGCGACGGCGTCGATTGTCGGTGCCAACGCCATCGGCATCGGCGCGGCGGCTGTGCCCTGCCCCGATGCGGCCAGGAACGGCGTTAGCGCCTGCGCACTAGCATCGGCGGTAATCGTGATCTGCGGGTTGGGCATCGGACCCATTGCGCCCGTCTTGCCTTTGGCCGTACCAAACAGGTTGGCGGGGTCGAAAAACAATGACGGCGCGTTGGCGATTTGTTCCTTAATCACCTCGCCGCTGGCATTGACATACTCGTCAAGCCCCGTCTGCAAACCTTCTGTCAGCGGGTCAATATCTACCAGGTTCGGCGGCTTGACAGCGATAGAAGCGCCGCCCCCGCCGCCCCCCCCCGTGGCCGCCGCGGTGGCGTCTTCGATGATCACACCGAAGTGTTTGTAAATGTTATTGCGGCCTTCTTCGCTTTTCTTTTGTAGATCCTGCGCCGCTTGCACCGCCCCTTCATCAATCCACTTCGCTATATTCTCTTCATTCGACCAAAGCGCTTGGTTGTTCCACAACTGCTCAAACTGCGCTAAAATGCCTTCCTTGGTTGAGGCGGCATCCACACCGATAGACTCTATCGATGCTTTGGCATCCTCGATCGACACATCTGCCCAATCTATGCCGTTTTTTACTTCGTCGCGCAGGCGCCGTAACTTCTCATCAACCTTGTCCCGATAGAAGCCGCCCTTAGCCGCGTCCATGTCTTCCTGCGTGACATTGGTGGTGGAAAACAGGCCAGGGATTTTGTCAAGCGCGGCCTTTAACTCCTGGCTAGCCTTTTTGGCGCCATCTTCTAACGCTTTGCCGGCCCGTTTGGCTGACTGTTCGCCGGCCCTGGCCATGTCCCGATTGTAGCGCTCCATCTCGCGCCGGTTCTGTTCGCGCCCGGCTGCCGCTTGCTGCGTCTGGATGCGGTCGGCAATACTGCCACCGGTGCCCTGTCCAGCGGAGAATCCAGGTAGATTCGACATGTCGGACTGTGCTGAATTGAGCGCATAGATCGCACCGGTCGCAATGCCTGCGGCCTCGGCAACAGTTAGCAGGCGCCCCGACAGGATGGACATAATGCCGGCATATTGCCCGCTGCTGATTTGGCCATTATGGAATGCCGCTTCGGCCAGAAACATTTGGTTGACAAGCTCAGCGGCGTAGGCGTTACTCTCCAAGAACTTTACGCCAAGATCGCCAACGATTTGATTTAGCTGTGACCCGGCATCGGCCACGGTATAAGCGACTGAGGACAGGTATGCAAACTGCGCGGCTTGCTCTTCGGTGACAGAGCCGCTGTACATCATCTCCGCACTGAGGTTGGCGAGTTCCTCGCGCACGCCTGCGACGCCTGGCAGGAAGTCCACAAAGCTGGCGTCGAGACTGGTCAACGACGCGCCCATCTGCGAAAAGTCGATGCTGAATGCTTCCTTGGCGCGCTCTTCCAGCACATCGAACGGCGCGGTCAAACTTTCCACGATAGCTGCCACACGAATGGCGATCTCGTTGACATCCGTAATGCCGCTATCTGCAAGTTGCTGGAGCAATGCCTCTACCTGCGCTTTTTGTTGGCGATAGGTGGCAATGGACTGCTCTATCCCAATCTCCGGTGCTGCCTTCTGCGCACGCGCTGCCAATGCCTGATTGATCGGCGATTGCTGTTCAAAGATGGAAGAAAGGCGGTCATTCTCGGCTTTTCGTGCTGTGTCGGTAGCATCTTTTTGCGCAGTCTGATAATTTAACAAGCCCTCGACTAGGCTGTCGATACGCAGTCGGTAATCAGACGCTTTTAACCCGCCGGATTCCCACAACCCAATCGTTTCTTGAATACTCTGGAGGTAAGATTTTTGGACATCATCAGCGTCTTTTATTCCGGTTGCCAGGAATTCATACGCCTGATCCTCGTTGCTTAAAAACTTTTGAACGAGCTTGTCGTTGTTGGTATACTGCTCAATCAAGTCAGCCGCTGGATTTGTAACAACGTTAATCGCAACGGTGATCTCTTGCGCGGCTGCGTTTTTTATGTCCGCAATTGCCGTTGCAATTCGTTCCAGGCCGGTAGCGCGCGCCTCTTCCGAATCCAGGATCGGCCCATACTTCGCCAAGAGTGTCGAGACCGCAGCCTCTAAAAATGCCTGACTGTCAGAAAGAGTTTCATTTTCACGGCGCAATTCTGACATCTTGGCGCGCACTTCGCCAACCGACAAACCAAGCTGATCAAGGCGTCGATAGGATGTGTTAGCTGCGGCAAGGCCCAATTCACTGATGGCGCTTTGGATATCGTTGATGACTGGTGACACAAACGCCACGGCGCGCGCCGCTTGTGTTAATCGTCCAAAACTCTCGGCAGTGCTTGCCAGTCCTAGCGCTAATGCCTGGTTGCCGATCTGCATAGCCTGAAAGCTGCTGACTGTATTGCCGCTAGCCTGCTGAATCGCATTAAGATTCTTTTGCGCTTGGTTCGCACCGCCCGACAAAATCTCAAATGCTTTTTCAGTACGGATTGACTCCGTACCTAATTTTGCCATTTCCAGAATAGGGTCAGCCAACCCTATCGCCAGCCCACCAGCTACTAAACTCCCCCCTAATAGAGCGGGTGGCAATTTGAAACTGTCGAACAACTGCCCTGCAGCATCACCAAATGTTGGCACTTTGATTTGGCTAATTTTTTCGGCGGCATTACGGCTAGCGTTTGCTACCTGATCCATCTCAGCACGCAGTTGGCGCGCATTTTGGACACCGGCCTGTAGCTGGCGCGTGTCCAGTTTGCCAATGCTGATTTGCCGCAACTCTTTCTCGAAAGTGCCGCGGATCTGGCCCGCCTCGCGCTTTGCGGTTGCGGTATCAATAATTATTCTGTATACTAGCTGTCGATCCGCCATTTGCGTTCCTGAAAGGTCGAGTTATGTACGATCAAATTCTTGTGACGATAATCGTGGTTTTTGCCGCCATCGCGGTTTTTCTTGGCATTCTTCTTGCATCCCGCAAGTTGATCCAGTGGATTATTGGGACATCCGACATCATCCACTTACTGGAAGAGCAAAACCGATTGCTCGAAATCATCTCTACCGAACGTACCCGCAACGTGTCCAGGCCCAACATCGTGCGCAACCCACCGCAGCCTTAGCGCCATTCGCGCTTCTCGATTTCTGCCAAAACATAGTCAATCAGACGCACCAGTCCCGACTCTTGCTGCTCGCCAAGTTCCAACACGCTGCGCTTCGGCACAAACACATTACGCGCGCCACCCACATGCCGCATTCCGCCACCCCGCGCTAGTTGCAACGACGGGATTGACACAACCCCGCCGCGCTCATGGATCCGAAACGCCAACCGGCTGCCGACATCAAAAATAAGGCCGGACCCGCTGCGCGTAATCTCTTCGATGTGGTTGCCGTTGCTGGAATTAACAAACGATGATTCGTAGTTGCCGCTGCGTTTGAGGATTGGCCGTGAGCCGGGCCAGTCGAGCAGGCGCCGTGTGGCCACCGTGCGCGGCGCTAGGGGTCGCCACGGATTGCCGGATGCCGCGCCCTCTGTGCTGAAATTCTCCTGAAACGCCTTGGTGACACCGCCGGTGATCTTGCGCTTCTCCGCATTGCCCATGTTGACAAAGCGGTCAATCAGGCGTTCCAGGTCATCGAATTTATCTTTGGTGGAGAGTGTAAACACTAGCGTTTCCCCTTCGGCTTTGGTGGCTTCGCCTTCTTCACCTTGTCGCGCTCTTCGCTCAAATAGGTCATGATCATAGAAAAGTCCTGACGTAACCAAGCCGGCATCGACAGGACTTCTTCAGGTGATAGGCCACGCTGCGCACCTCCAAACGTGTACCAAGTTGTAAAGATTTCCAGGCTCACAGGATTGCATAACCCGTCATGCTCCTGTTCTTTCGCCTTCTTGCGTAGCTCTGCCGGCGTGAGTGGTCGTTTCGGCTTGTCATCGCGCGATTCGTTCTCTGCCTCGGCAATCGCTTTGGCTATGCCTCGGATGGCTTGACGGTCAGCCTCAGCACTTTTTTTTCCTCATCTCCCGACGGTAGGAACGAAAAGATACGCGGTGGGTTGCCGGCCTCAATCACGGCTTCTGACAGGCCGTCCATCATGCCGGCCGGCACTTCATAAGGAAAGCGCTTGGGGTCGTACCAGGCTTCTGGTAGTTTGGTTTCTTCCCAAGTGTCGTCGTCTTTTGCCTCTACCTTTTTGAGTGCTGACAAAATCATGGCATGGCTGATCAGGATGGACATCAGCGCCATTGCCTCATCATTCTGCGTCCAGCCTTCGCCAAATTGCTCATTCATATCAGCGAATACACGACCCCGGCGCCGGTTGAATAGGCTCAGGTCAAAATTGTTGCAGGTACCGAACGTCAGCCGATACTCTTGCTCAGCTTCACCGTCGCTGACGATCATGCTGACGGTGCTTGTTTGTTGCCAGTTGTTCAAATTCATTTAGTAACTCGCCACATTGTTGACGACGACAATGGTCGATGGCGTGGCCACATTGCCCACAACCATACCATCAGCACCGATGGTGACCAGTGCGTCACCGCTAGCCGATGGCGCGCCGTTCGGCTTCCACTGCACGGAAGGCGCCACGAACTGCAATTCATACGGCACGACCGCGCCAGAAATGTTGGCCGGCGAACGCCATTCCACATCAATGTTGCCGGTCACTGGCGCGGTGGCGACCGTGGTGCCGGCATCGGCGCCAAAGTACAGCGCCTCATAGACAGAATCACTGACATTGATCTCATTGAATGACGCCTGAATGCCGATAGACTGGCGCTGCATATTGACCAGCAATTGCGTCCACAGTGCTTTGTCATCCTCGCGCAGTGTGTTCGTGAAGGTGAACTCAGCGGCGCGCATGACCTCGACTACGGTATAACCGCCGATGTCGATGTCGGTTCTTGCGCCAACCCACGGCACGATTTCATCAGGCTGTTCGTCAACATAAGTTGGTGTGCCAGAAAGCGGTGCAATGGTCAAAAAGCTAATCTCAGCGGTACACATAATTTCTTCGGTGCTTACGCTGACGGTTAAGCTGGTGCAACGTCCATCTACGCCACGCATATAATAGGCCGCGTCGCTGTCGTCAACTTTCCAAATGCAGGTGGCCCATTTGTGCGCGGCGTCGGTGCCTTGGGTCAACGTGTGCGTGTAGTGCGTGGTGTTGTTTGCAGTAGCTACGCCGTACCCGGTAGACTGCAATACGGGCACAATCCCCTTGGGGCGCAACGGGAAGGTAACGCTGGCGCGCCCGATGTAGCCGGTAATTTGGTCTGTGTTCGCCATCGCCCAACTGGTCGTGCCGCCGGCTGATGGATGCTCTAGACGCGTGGCGCGATATTGAAACTCAGGTGCCAAACTGCTGTCCGTCGCAATGAGTTTGTACAGCGTCGTAGCTGCCGTGCCTTTGGCGCTCTGGATGCCGATGGCGAAAAATGAACCTAAGCTATTGGCTTCTGATGTTGCCGACATGTGTTATTCTCCTGCTGCCGTTTTTTCGGCGCTTTCCGGCGCAGCCTTGGCCGCCTTGGCTAATTGCCGTACTTCATCCGCCG